AAGTCCCCTCATATTATTATAGGATATATTATGAACAACAATGAAAAAGCCAAATTGCTCGAGGCTTTACAAAAAGGGCAAGTCACAGTTACATTTAAAAAGATAGATACAGGCGAAATAAGAGTTATGCCTTGTACTCTACAACCAGAAGCTTTAAAAGAAAATGGAGTAACATCAACCATTAATTATTCGCCAACAGAAATGGAAGCATTTCCAGTATGGTCACTTGATAAATCAGCTTGGAGATCATTCAGATTAGATACAGTTGAATCATGGGAGGTAATCAATGGATGAATTCCTATGGGTTGAAAAATATCGACCAAAGAAAATCGAAGAGTGTATACTCTCAAATGATTTAAGAAAAACATTCTCAAACATAGTTGCAGGTGGAGAGCTTCAAAATATGATGCTCACTGGAACGGCGGGTACAGGTAAAACCACAGTTGCTCGTGCACTTTGCAACGAACTTGATTTAGATTATATTGTTATCAATGGATCAGAAGAATCAGGTATTGATACATTAAGAAACAAAATCAAACAATTCGCTTCGTCAGTTTCCTTATCTGGTGGCTACAAAGTGGTCATCCTTGACGAAGCGGATTACCTTAACCCACAATCAACTCAACCAGCATTACGTGGATTCATTGAAGAATTTTCATCTAATTGTAGGTTTATATTAACATGCAACTTTAAGAATCGTATTATAGAACCATTACATTCTCGATGTAGTGTGATTGAATTTGCTATGCCAAAGAAAGAACGAGACGCTTTGGCTGGTATGTTTATGCAAAGAGTACAACAAATACTTGCAGTTGAAAGTATCAATTCAGATCCAGCTGTTCTTGCTGAACTGATTATTAAATACTTTCCAGACTTTCGTAGAACTCTCAATGAGTTGCAAAGATATTCAAACTTTGGTAAGATCGACAGTGGGATACTTGCAAACGCAACAGATATCTCTTTAGATACTTTAATGAGTTCTCTTAAAATTAAAAACTTTAAGCAGATGAGACAATGGGTTGCAGATAATATTGACACTGAACCTGCAGCTATGTTTCGTAAGATATATGACAATATGAACGAGTTTGTAGAACCACAATCAATACCACAATTAGTTTTGATCTTGGCTGATTATCAATACAAAAACAGTTTTGTCGCAGATCATGAATTAAATATGGTTGCATGCTTAACTGAAGTCATGGCAGGAGTCAAATTTAAATGAAAAAATATATACACAACATACATAAAGGAACCTTTGGACCAGAAGAAGATATCAGTATAACATATCAAATGTGGCCAGTCATGTACGATTTAGAAGTCACAAGATGGAGAGTTGTTCGCTTCGAAGATAACGAAGTAAAATATGAACGAATCTTTGATAATGAAGATCAAGCAAAAATTTATATAAGAGAAAATGAATCCGTTTGAGTATTTAAAAGCAATCAATGAATCTAAGAAAGATATCATGGTAGATGATATTGCTGAAAAAGAATATAATGCTTTTATTATCAATCGTGGGCTTTCTTATTTTCAAGATACTATTTTATATGCTAACGAAATGAATCGTTTTCATCACCTAGACAATCGTCTTCAGTTTGATTTTTTTATAAATATAATAAGGAAGAAGAAGAGATGGTCCAAATGGATTAAGGCTAATGAAGTCGATAATCTCGAACTCATAAAAGAATATTATGGATATAGTAATGAAAAGGCTAAATCTGCATTATCATTAATGAGTCATGAACAAATTGAACAATTGAAATTGAGGATTTACAAAGGTGGAAAACGATAACATACAAATCACAGATTGGACTCCAAGCAGCATGCTTGAAGTTACACTTAACGAACCAGACGACTTTTTAAAGATACGAGAAACATTAACTCGTATTGGAGTCGCATCACGAAAGGACCAAAAGCTATATCAGTCTTGTCATATACTACATAAGCAAGGCAGATACTTCATCGTCCATTTTAAAGAGCTCTTTTTATTAGATGGAAAGCCATCTAATTTATTAGAAAATGATATACATCGTAGAAATACAATATCAACATTGCTAGCTGATTGGGGACTCATATCAATAGTTAATCCTGACCTAGCAAAAGAGATTGCTCCATTAAGACAAATTAAGGTGATTCCCTTTAAGGAAAAATCTCAATGGGAGCTCTGTCCAAAATACAATATTGGGAACACGCAAAAACAGGAATGATAAAAATTTTAAAAGCTTTTCATAAGATAATGAAATCAGGAAGAATTAATAAAGTAATAAAAAAATTTACATAAAACAAAAAAAATTTATAATCGCTCATTTAGAGATTATAAATAAAATAGGATGCCGAATAATCGGGTCCTAAATTAACCTTGCTATTATAGGAGGAAATAAAAATGGTAAGAAATACTTTGAACGTACCACGTTCGCTATTCGTTGGATTTGACACATTATTTGAAGACCTGGAAAGGATTCATCAAAGTGCTAGATCTGGAAATGATAACTACCCACCACACAACGTCGTAAAGATCGATGAAGAAAAATTCTTAATCGAACTTGCTGTTGCTGGATTTAAGAAGGACGATATTGATATTGAACTCAAAGACGGAATTCTTAAAATCAAAGGTGAAGTAGAACCAAGTGATCGTGAATATGCTTATAAAGGCATTTCATCTCGCAAATTTGAGAAGAGCTTCCGCCTCTCAGAATTTGTCGTAATAGATGGTGCAGATCTTGAGGATGGAATACTCGTAGTGTATGCTAGAGTTGAACTCCCAGAAGAAAAGCGTCCTAGGAAGATCGAATTAGGGTCTACTGGGTCAAAGAAAAAAGCCTTTCTCAAAGGCTGATGACGGCGAATCTCAGTAGAAAAACTTAAACTTCTACTGGAGAAACATAATGAAATCTATAATCCATATGATTGGAAAATATGATGACGTTAATGAGGCCTTAACTACTTTGATAACTGGATTAACTGCTATTAGTTTAGCACCAATCACAATCATGTTCACTTTGTAGTTGAGCCACTTGAACTCATGCGGGGCTAAGAAATTAGCCCCCACCTTTTGAAAATAAAGTGAAAAAAACGTTTACAAAACGACTAAACTATGGTATAATATATACATGCTTCAATTCTATACAAACGTTTCTCGATATGGCAATCAAATTCTTTTACGAGGATATGATCATGGTCGAAGAATCGAAAAGAAAATCAAATACGAACCAATCCTTTTTACATCCACAAATCTAAAAACAAATTGGAAAGCTCTTGACGGAACTCCAGTCGGCGTAGCAAACGCTGGTAAGAGATTCGAATCTATGAGAGCAGCCAACGAATATGTAACAGCAAACAAAGGAGTCTCTGGTAAAACAATCTATGGAAACACGAAGTATATTCCTGCTTTTATCAATGACTATTATCCTGGCAATATAGAATTCAATCGAAGTGCAATCAATGTCGCAACAATCGATATTGAGGTTGCATCCGATGATGGATTCCCTGAGCCAGAAAAGGCTGATCATAAAGTTATATCGATCGCAATGAAAAGTAATATTGGAGAAACATATTACGTTTGGGGTCTTGGCGACTATGATGTAGAACAATCGTATATGAAAGAAAACCTCGTAGTATATCGTAAGTTTGATCGTGAAGATGATTTGCTTATTAATTTTATTACTCATTGGTCTTCACAGCAACATAGTCCAGATGTCGTCACTGGTTGGAATACAAGGTTCTTTGATATTCCTTATCTTGTTAATCGTATTAATCGTATGCTTGGCGAAGCTTATGTTAAAAGACTGAGTCCTTGGGGTATGGTTGATAGACAAGAAGTAACTAAAATGGGTAGAACTCAAACTGCTTATGAGCTTAAAGGTATATCTCAACTTGATTATCTTGACTTATTTAAAAAGTTTGGTTATTCATATGGACCACAAGAGTCGTATAAACTTGATCATATTGCTCATGTTGTACTTGGCGAAAACAAACTTTCATACGAAGAATATTCTAATCTTCATACTTTATACAAACACAATCATCAAAAGTTTATTGACTATAATATCAAAGACGTTGAGCTTGTAGATCGTATAGAAGATAAGCTTGGATTGATTACACTTTGCATGACAATGGCATATAAAGGTGGCGTAAACTATAATGACACATTTGGTACTACATTGATATGGGATACGATCATATATCGTAAACTGTTTGCAAACAATATTGTTGTTCCATTTATCGAAGATAAAACAAAGTCAGCTTATCCTGGTGGGTTTGTAAAAGATCCGCATGTAGGAATACATGACAACATTGTATCTTTCGATCTTAACTCACTCTATCCATCAATCATTATGCAATACAACATGTCGCCAGAAACGATTGCCAATGGAGAGATTACTCAGTTTGATATTGAAAATGTTCTTACTCAATCTTCTCGTCCTGATAATCGCGGCAAAGCTCTTGCAGCAAATGGACAATACTTTAACACTGATCGACCAGGCATTGTTCCATTTATTATTGATGAAATGTATAAAGAACGTGTGGACATTAAACAACAAATGATTAATGCTCAAAAAGAATTAGAAAAGGTAGATAAAAATGATAAGCAAGAAATGTATCGAATCGAAAGAGATATCGCAATTGCAGAGAACAGACAAATGTCGATTAAAATTCTCCTTAATAGCTTGTATGGCGCTATGGGCAATCGCTACTTTCGTTTTTTTGACCAGCGAATCGCTGAAGCCATTACCCTTACAGGACAACTTACAATTCGATGGGCCGAGTATTCGCTCAACGCCTATCTCAATCGAGTGCTACAAAACAAAGAATGGAAAGATTATATCGTTGCAATCGATACAGACTCATTGTATGTATGCTTAAATGATCTTGTAGAAAAGGTACAACCAAACAATACAATCGATTTCCTTGATAAAGTTTGTCAAGATGCGTTGGAACCAGAGCTTGAAAAATCTTATGCCGATCTTTACAGCATGTTAGGCGGTGTAGATAATCGTATGGTTATGAAACGTGAAGCAATCGCTGATCGTGCTCTTTGGACAGCAAAGAAACGATATATTATGAATGTGCATGATAACGAAGGCGTAAGATATGCTGAACCTAAAATGAAGATCATGGGTATTGAAGCAATTAAGTCTTCTACACCAGCACCCTGTCGTAAAGCTCTTAAAGAAATCTTTCATGTTATTATGAAAGAAGATGAAAAATCAGTACAGCTTGCAATCGAACAGTTTAAAAACTATTTCAAAACTCTTGAGCCAGATGAGATTGCTTTTCCAAGAGGAGTAACTCAAGTTAAGAAATGGCAAGATAGAAATAGTCTTTATAAAAAAGGTACTCCTATTCATGTTCGTGGCTCAATTCTATACAACAAACTTGTAGAAGATATGCAACTTAAAAAGAAATATGAACCAATCAATAACGGCGAAAAGATTAAGTTCTTATATCTTCGTCAACCAAATTCAATTCATGAAAATGTAATCTCATTTCCAAACTATCTTCCTGATGAGTTTGGCTTAAAGAAATATATTGATCATGAATTACAATTCCAAAAGACCTTCCTTGACCCAATTGAACCTATCCTAGATGCAGTTGGCTGGAATTCAAAAGAAGTCGCAAGCCTCGAGGATTTTTTTGGATAAAAACGTTTACAAACTACTAAAAGTATGGTATAATATATACCTATGGAGAAAAATATGAAACTAGTAAGATTATCCTCAGGAGAGGAAGTAATTGGCAAAGTAGTAGATAATGGCAGTGACATTACTATTACCGATGGCTATTCTTTAATACCAGCTGGAGAAGGCAAAATTGGATTTATGCCTTTCATGGCTTATACAAAAGCAAAAGAAGGAATCACTATTCCTAAAAACTTTGTTGTATTCATGGTCGATCCAGTCGATGAATTAGTCGATCAGGTAAGACATATGGATACTGGACTTGTCACACCTAAGAATAAGATAATATCATGAGCAAAGACTGGGTAAAAGATATACATGACATGCAAACCAAGTATGGTACTCGGGCTTGGATGTCTAAAGCTACTCATGAGCAAAAGAAAAAATTCTTAGAATTTAGAATTGATTTTTTAAGAGAAGAGCTTGATGAAACTGAAACAGCTCTTATTGGTATGGACGCTGAAGAAATAGTTGATGGTCTTATCGATCTTTGCGTTGTAGCAATTGGTACACTTGATGCTTTTGATGTCGATCCATATGTTGCTTGGAACGAAGTTCTTAAAGCAAATATGAACAAACATCCAGGAGTAAAACCTGAAAGACCTAATCCACTTGGATTACCTGACTTAATAAAACCAGACAATTGGGAGGCACCAAGTCACAAAGACAATCATGGTAAGCTTAACGATATTCGATAGTATATACGATAATAAAACAAATAAACGTATGGACTATACTAGCTTCGAGGAGTTCGAGGCTATCCTGTATAAGCTATCAGAATCTACAAAATATCCAACAAAACAAGATGCACCTTTATTAAGTCCAGCCATCTATCAACCTGATACTACTCGTGCAAATGATAATGTTGTAGGTTGGGGTGGCTTTGGTATTCTTGATATTGATGACTATGAAGGAGATTTAAAAGATATTGAATCAAAGTATGATAAGTATCGTTATGTTTGTTATTCAACAGCTTCATCTACAGTTGAATCTCCAAAGTTTCGTTTAGTATTTCCATTGACTTGCAATGTAGATAAAGATGATATTAAGCATTTTTGGTTTGCTTTAAATAAAGAGATTGGCGATATTGCTGATGCTCAAACCAAAGACTTAAGCAGAATGTATTATGTTCCTGCTAAGTATAAAGACAGTTTTAACTTTATCTTCTCTCACGATGGAGAAGTTATGAATCCAAATGATCTTATGGAAAAGTATCCATATGTCAAACCCAATCAAACAATGTTCGATCGTTTTCCTGAAGCAATACAAAAAGCTTTACTTGAAAGAAAACGTAATGAATTAAAGAATACAAATTATACGTGGACATCTTATCAAGACTGTCCTTTTGTTAATAAGAAACAAATAGATGAATACAAAGGTATTACAGGTACAGGTTGGTATTCAAAGATGTATCAAATCATGCTTACAACTGCAGGTAATGCAATGAGCAAAGGATATCCTATTACTCCAAAAGAAATAGAGTATATCTGTAGAGACTTAGATACTGATACAGGTGGTTGGTATCTTAAAAGAGATTTAGAAAAGGAGGCAGCACGAGCTATCGAGTTTGTGTTTAAAAATAATATATGAGCAAATTTGGCAAAGCAATAGATAAAGAAGTCAATGAACAAGGACGTAAAATGTTCAAATCATTTTTAAGTGGTATGCTATTTGGATTTTTACTTGGAGCTGTCATGTTTGCAGTCCCAAGAGCTTATGCATCTGATCCAAATGGAGAGCAATATTGTTTAGCTCAAAACATTTATTTTGAAGCTGGTAATCAACCATTAGCTGGAAAAATTGCAGTAGCTCAAGTTGTTTTAAATAGAGTAAATCATTTTAATTATCCCGCTTCAATATGCGGAGTTGTCTATCAAGCAAAAATGAGAGTCAATTGGAAAAATGAATTAGTTCCTATAAGACATCAATGTCAGTTTAGCTGGTTCTGTGATGGTAAGTCAGATGATCCAGTTGATAGTCCTACTTGGTTATATTCAATGCATGTTGCAAGAGATATAATACAAGGTAAGTACGGCGATATCACAGAAGGCTCTACACATTATCATGCTGATAGTGTTTATCCTTATTGGGCTAAATCACTTAATCGAACAGTGGTTATAAATAATCACATATTTTATAAATAGGAGAAACAAATGTACAGATATAAAGTTGACGTAACACGAATCGTAGATGGAGATACAGTTGATGTAGACATCGATCTTGGTTTTGGTATATGGATGAAAAAGCAAAGAGTAAGATTAATGGGTATTGATACTCCAGAATCAAGAACAAGAGATTTAGAAGAAAAATTCTATGGTAAACAAGCAAAGAAGTTTCTTACTTCTCTCTTAGAAGAAACTGAGGTTCAATTAGTCGTTCATGATAAAGGTAAGTTTGGCCGAATTATTGGAGAGTTGTTTATAATACAATCTGAAAACGAAGGCCATCCAGTATTTGAAGTTAATACTGAAAAAAGTGTTAATCAATTAATGATGGATAACTATCATGCAGTTCCATATATGGGACAATCAAAAGATGATACCATTAAAGGACATATGATGAATAGAGCTGCTTTAAATGAACAGGGGATTAAATATTCAACGTGATTGAATTAGAACAACATATTAAAGATAAAATTAATAATCATACTTATGTAGTTGATCAAAAGCTTATAGATCACTTAGATGCAGAATTTAATAAAGGAACCTATTCCAAAAGAACCAATGTAGATGCTATTGCAATGGAAGAAACTATGAAGTGGAAGGGTATAGCAAAACAAGATAAACCCGTGCCTGGTGAAGCTTATGCATGGAGGCATGATGATATGATCGAAAAATTTTTACCTCATATTTATTACATAGATTATAAAAGAAAACCACATTACTCTAATAATGTGTCACTTACAAAAAAAAATCAAATGATTGAATCTTATAATATGAATCAACTAACTCATATAGTTGCTTATAAAACTAACATCGATATTATTACACCTAATGAAATAGGCAAAACTTTAAGATTTAAATTCTTAGGGATATGGCCAGTAAAAGAAGCTTGGAATCAATCTAGTGCGCCAGCTGAAACATATAGATTATTAAATGTTGAATAAACTTGTTTACATTTGCTCAAAAGTATGGTATAATAGATATATTAATTAAATTATGGAGACATTATGAAAGAAAGCCTAAGAGTTCTACAAGAATGCGCAGAACTACAAACTAAAAAATCACAAGACTATCAAAGCTCTGAATCTACAGTAGTACAAGCAATGCACTATAGACGTGGCATTGATACTATTCATGATATTATTCTTGGTAAAATGATGCGAGCAACATCCTTGCTTGAATCAACTGATGAACCAAACTTCGAAAGCATTGAAGATACGTATAAAGACATGATTAACTATTGTTCTTTTGCAGTTGCTTATGCTCGTGGTAAAATGGAAGGCCAAGATCCAAAGAGAGATATGTTCAATAACAGGATTCAAAATGCAGACGACTAAAGATATTGCAGAGATATTTGTTAATGCTCTTGAATCAAAACAGTTTACAACAGATAAAACTGGATGTAAGACTGTAGAAATTATTGGCGCATCATTCCTTGCTGATAAACCAGCTATCTTTGGTACTCCAAACAAAGAATATATTAAAGCCGAACTTGATTGGTATCAATCTGAGTCGACTAACATTAATGACATCTATTCTGATGATAAAGAACCACCAAAAGCTTGGCAATCAACAGCAAATAAATATGGTGAAATCAATTCTAATTATGGTCATCTCATTTATAGTCCAAAATTTCATTGTCAATATCAACAAGTATTAAATGAACTTACATACAACATAGATTCAAGACGAGCCACTATGGTCTATCAAAGACCAAGTATCTGGTTTGAATTCGATGAGAATGGTAAAAATGATTTTATCTGTACTAATGCCGTAACCTATTATATTAGAAATAGAGAATTACATTGTGTAGTTCAAATGAGATCTAATGATGTTGTTTTTGGCTATAAGAACGATTATGCTTGGCAAAAACAAGTACTCGTTAACTTAGCCGCAGATCTTAATAAAGAAAAAGTACTTGGTCATATTAGCTTAGGTGATATTCACTGGCAAGTACAAAACTTGCATGTATACGAGAGACACTTTGACCTTATCAAGTAATTGGGATACGAGATATCTCGCTCTTGCATGGCACTTTGGCACGTGGTCAAAAGATCCAAGCCGACAAATTGGTGCAGTTGCTATTGGAGAAAACGGAGAAATAATAGCTCAAGGCTATAATGGATTTCCACGAGGTATTGAAGATGCTGAAGA